GTTTCCGGGGTGCGGGTCTCCTTGCTTAGTCGGTCCAGCAGCTCCGACCAGCGCATGGTTTTGTTCTTCCAGGTCTTAGTCTTTCGGCTGTTGCCCAGGGCGATGTCCAGCGCCTTGTCATGTTGTATTTTCAAGGGTTTCGCCCCTCCTTCGGTTAGTCCTTCATGTAGAATTTTGTCTCGTAGCCGTCGCCGCGGAGCAGCAGCCCCGGTGCCCAGCTGATTGGCTCGCCCATGATGGCGGCCGCGTCCTGCCACTTGCTGCCGTCCGGCGCCTCGATCACCACCTCGTCGTGGACGTGGAACACGATGGCATAGCCGGCAGCATCCAGCCGCAGCATGGCCTCGGCCAGACAGTCCCGGGCCACGGCCTGCACGATGTTCTCCACCAGCTTGCCGCCCCAGGTCTCCGTCTTTTCCCACTTCCGGGTCGTTTGATTTTGGCCCATGAAGCATATACTGCCGTCATTGTCAAGTCGTGCGCCCCAGTAGGTCAGCACCCTGCCGCTCGGCAGCTGACAGCGCAGCGCGTCCTTGTCTCGGCGGTATTTCACGATGGTGTCAGGTGCGCCCGGCAGGTGTTTCGGCCGCCACACCGGGACCGTGGTGCCGGGGTGCGCCAGGGCCTGCTTGGCCGCGTTTTCCACCCGGCTCCACAGCTTGGGGATGGTAGGGGAGGCGGCGCGCCACTGGTCGACGATCTGCTGCATCTCCTCCTCGCTCAGTCCCATCTTGTCGGCGCCGAAGGCTTTCAGCGCTCCCACGCCTCCACCGTAGCCGCAGGCCAGCTCTGCCACTTTGCCCTTCTGCCGCAGGTGTCCGTTGACGCCATGCTTGACCACCGGCACCTTGAACATCTGCGAAGCGGAGGAGCAGTAGATGTCCCCGCCCTGGGCGAACACGTCCAGCCGCCACTGCTCGCCGGCCAGGTATGCGATCACGCGCGCCTCGATGGCTGCGTAGTCACTGACCAGGAAGGTGTGGCCGGGCTTGGCCACGAAGGCCGTGCGGATCAGCTGGCTGAGGACGTCCGGCACGCTGTCGTATAACAGCTCCAGCATTTCCAGGTCCTTTGCCCTCACGATCTCGCGCACCTGCTCGATGCCGTCCAGGTGATTCTGTGGCAGGTTTTGCAGCTGCACCAGGCGGCCAGCCCAGCGCCCTGTCCGGGCGGCTCCGTAGTATTGAGTGATGCCTCGGACACGGTCGCCCTCGCCGGCAGCGTTGACCATGGCCTCGTACTTCTTTGTGGAGGTCTTGCCCAGCTGCTGCCTAAGCTCCAGCACCTTGCGGGTGGTGGGGTCGGTGGCCTTGGCTCTCAGGTCAGCCACCGCGCCCTTGCTCAGGCTCTCACATGATAGGCCGACCGTCTCCAGCCAGTCTTTCAGCTGCGCCACGCTGTTGGGGTTGTCCAGCCCGGTCAGCTGCTGCAGCTCCATCATGTGCTCCTGGCGGAAGGCCTCGTCCACGTCGATGGCCGCCTGGGCCAGCTCCATATCCACCAGCACACCGCGCTCGTTGATCCGCGCGTCCAGCGCCCAGACCTTCCGCTCCGTCTCGGTGACGGGGTAGTCTTTCAGGCGGTAGTAGATGGCCTGCGCCACCTCCACGTCCCTGCGGCAGTATTCCGCGAAGCGCTCCCACTTGTCCGGCGCGTGCTCCGGCATATTGCGGGTGCGGCCGCCGTTGGAGATGGTAGGCTTGCAGGGTTTGCAGAAGTAGTTGATGAGCAGCGTGCCCTCCTTGATCTTCTGGGCGCCCAGCTGCAGGGCAGCGCCGGCAGCTTCCAGGCTCATGGGGAGGCCGTTGTAGGCGGCCAGGATCATGGTGTCCTCCCACTCCTCCGGGGGCATTTCCTGCTTTAGATAGCGGGCGAAGGCCGCACGCTCGAAGGCTGCGTTGTGCGCCACCTTGACGGTGCCAGGATCCAGCAGACCGGCAGCCACGTCGCCCATCTCCTCCATGGCGTCCCAGTCGAAGGGGTTGGTCAGGTTAAGCACGCGCACCGGGCCGTCGTTCCAGGCATAGGCCACCAGCATGATCTCGAAGTCGGGAGCCTCCATATATTTGAAGGCCCCCGCATTGGTGATGTCCACGCTGGAGAAGGTCTCGATGTCCAGGAACAGGCGGCGCGGGCTGTTCTCAGCCCACGAAGTCATAGTCGTCGCCGTCCAGGTCGTCGAAGTCTGCGGAGGCGTCGGTGCCGAAGCGCTCGCCGTCTCTCACGAACTGCACGCCGTTGAGGTAGCACTTGACGCCGCGCTTGACCTTCTCGAAGGTGTAGCCGTCCGCGGCCAGGCTGGCGTTGACATAGCAGCCGGAGTAGATGATGCCGTCGTCCTCGGTGACTTGGGACTTGTCGCGGTGCAGAGTGACAGGGCGGCGGGTGCTGTTGGCCTCCAGGATGTAGCAGCCCTTGTATGCCGTGTTCTTCTCGGCCAGGATCTCGCCCATGCCGTTGGTCTCCACGTCTGCGTCTTTCAGGGAGCAGGTGAAGCCGCGGGGCCAGCCGCCCTTCGCGTTGAAGGCGGTGCCGAAGGTCTCGTCGCCGGCCTCCACCATGGCGCGCTTCACAGCGGGCAGGTCGGGGTGGTCCTTGGGGATGATGAAGGTGGCGCTGAACTTGGCAGGCTGGCCTTCCTGGAATTTGGTGGCGGTGAAGATGTGCTCGTATCTCAGGCGCACGTTGCGCAGCATAATTTTTTTACTCATGTTTTTGTCTCCTTTTTGATGTAATTCAGTGTTGTCAGTCCAATTTGTCGAAGTCTGCGGATCTGTCGTACACGGGCCGCTTGTCACTCTCCGGCGCGATGGTCGGAGCTCCGGGGCTGCGGTCGATCAGCGCCTCCAGCAGCTCGGCCACCTTCTTCTTGCCGATGGCCTTGTCCATGCTGGCCGGGGTGAGCAGCTTGGTCTCGGTGACGCTGTCGCGGGTATAGCCCGCAGCCTCCAGCACCGCCATGACCTGCAGCTCGTCGGACCATTTGCGGTTGCCCTGCTTACCGGCCACGACCTTGTAGCCGGGGACCTGCTCACCGTTGAGCATAGAGGCCAGTGCCTGGTCCCTCACTCGTTTGAGCCACAGGGACACCAGCGGCTCCATGGCCAGGATCTCGGCCACCTCGTGAGGCGCCAGGATGGGCATTTTTACGCGCAGGCCGTGCGTTTCGACGTACTCGCTGCAGATGTTGGACAGGGTCCTGCAGCGGCCAGCATGGGGGCAAAATTTGCACCAGGCGCCGGCGTTGTACTTGCCCTTGCCCTTTGCCGCCTGCTCGGCCACCGGTTTGACACTCTCGCCCCAGGCCAGCAGCTTCTCGGCTGTCAGCTCGTCCACGCTGACGTTATTGATGCGGGGCTGATAGATATGCAGCCGCACCGTCTCGATGTCGTAGGCGAAGCCGTAGTCGTTCAGGGCGCCCAGGCCGTACAGCTTCTCCTGCGGGTTGTCCTCAGCGGACACGGCCACGCCCTTGCCGAATTTGTAGTCGATCACGTCCATGGTCGTGCCCTGGATGATGATGCAGTCAGCAGTGCCGAAGCCGTCGGGCACCCAGGGGGAGAAGTCCACCCGCTGCTCCAGCAGCACCAGGGCGTTGTCGTCGTGGATCTGCTCCTGGATATAGTCGCGGTAGCCCTCGGCGCACTCGACCATCTCCTGGGTGATTTCCTTGCCCGGTGCCGTTCTGTCGCCCTTGGCGTACAGCTCCGCCACCTCGTGGGCCAGGGTGCCCTCTCGGGTGAAGTCGGTGCCCTCGTTTGGGTAGGCCTCGGCCGCCACGGCTGAGGGTTGACACTCCAGCCAGCGGTGTGCGCTGGATGCGCTCAGCAGCGCGTGCTCTCTGTCACTATGGCCGCCCATCTTAGGCCTCCTGGTCCAGCGCGGTCAGCTTGTCCATGCACTCGGCACGCTTGTCAGCCGGCACGTCGCTCACCTTGGTGCCGTAGGACTGCACGATGGCCTTGGCCTTGTCACGCTTGCCGGATCCAGGCGCAGCCAGTTTCTGCACCAGGGCCAGCAGCTCTGCAGCGGTGACTTCACGCACAGGCTCCTCAGCGGCCGCCACGCTTACAGGCTCGCCGTGGGGGCTGACTTCGTCCACGGGGTGGGTACTTTCAGGGGTCGGAGCACTCGCCGTTTCTGCGGCCTTCTGGCGCGTCTCAGCGGGTGCCACGGGCTCCAGGTCGTAGACGTTCTTCTTGCACAGCTCCAGGCCCACAGCGATCAGCGTGTCCAGTCGGTTGAGCAGCTCGTCCACGCGTGCGCGGTCCTCCTTGCACAGCTCCGTGGTCAGTGTGATGTTGTTCATGTTCTTTTACCTCCTATCTATCTATGCAGTGCGTGCAGCACTGCGTTGGCACGATCCAATTGGTAGCGCAGCTCGATCAGCTCCAGGCCGTCCTGCACGAGCAGGTCCGCCGCTTCCCGGAGCAGTGCGGTGTATTCCGGCTGTCGGCACTTTGCTGCCTTTGCCTGCAGCCTCTCGATGATTTCCTCGCGGGCGTTTTCGGTGATCTCCTCGCGGGTGTCGTCGATGATGACCTCGCACGTGTCGTCGACCGGCCATTCACTCTCACGTTGTTTGAAGAAAGCCTCACGGGCGGCAACAGCTTCCTGCTCGGTCTCGAAGCGGCCCAGGTACACACTCTTTCCGTCGCAGTAGGCGTAGGCCGCCCAATTATTAACCTGGTAATACACCCCGGGGGTGCCGCTTTTTGCCTCTGGGTCATCGTCCCGGACACGCCGCGCCTCCATGGGCTTGAAGTTTGGGCACTCCCTGACCAGGTAGCTCTCCGTGCCGTAGAAGTTGACCGACCGCTCCGCCACCCAGCCAGGGACGGGCTGCGGATCTTTGGGGTTAAACCACGAGCACTTGAAGCGGTTGGTGTTCTCGCACTTCCAGCACAGCGTCTGCTCGGAGCCGCCCAGTTTTTCCGTCATGCTCAGCCCTCCTTCACCCAGTAGACTGTGGCCTTCTTGACACCCAGCTGCAGGGCCTCCTCGTGGGTGGCCACGGCCAGGTCGATGTGGTCACCGTCAACAGCTCCGCCGACGTCCTCGGCCAGGTAGTAGTGGATGATGCCGTCGCCGTAGTCCACCATGACGGTGCTGCCCAGCGGGATCACGTCGGGGTCGACCGCGCAGCTTATGCCGGCCATAACAGGGGAGCCGGTAGCGGTCAGGCCGTCGCCGGTCCCACAGATGTGAGGGCGCAGCTCGCAGCAGTAGTAGGTGATGGTGCAGTCGTCGATGCGGTTGGCCTTAGCCAGCAGCGCGGCCTCGATCTTCTCCGCCTCGTGGGGGTCCTCGCCCTCCTCGGTATCGGGCTCAGTGATGACCGGCTCCGTCGGTGTGGGATCTTCCACGGCGTCGGCAGCGCAGCCGCTCAGGAAGAACAGCAGCAGGGCCGTCAGCAGCAGGAGAGCCAGCGCGGCGTTGCGTCTCTCTCTCATCTCTTACCCTCCAACCAGGGCACCAGCTTGAACACGAGCCAATAGGACACCGCGAAGGCTCCCACGTAGGTCAATAGGTTAATGGTCATTTTTGTTTCTCCTTCCGTGCTATGTAGGTTTTCATGGCGGCCTCCAGGACGGTCAGGACCTGCTGCTCTCGCTTGGCCGTTTCCTCTTTGGTCAGGTCTGGCCGGTGGACGACGATGGTGCAGTTGCCGTGCTGGAGGGTCGTTGTGGCCTGATAGGTCATAGGTCCCTCCTCGTACTTTGTGCGAAAACGCACATTAGAAGCTAAAAAAATATGTATGTGCTTCGGCCAGAGGAATTTCGAGCAGCCGGCACGCGTCCTCGATTTCCTGCCGATCCCACTCAGTTTTCCCGGTCAGCTTGCTGCTGATGGTCGTCTCGGACTTGCCCATCGCCTTCGCAAAGGCCTCTTGGGTGCCAAATTTCTCGCGGATCGCTCCGCGCAGCTTAGGGTAGCTCATGCGGTCACCTCCTTCTATTGTGCGTAAACGCACTTTCTGAAATTTACTATATCACTATAATTTTAAGACGTCAATATCTTTTTTGCGTTTTTCGCAAAATTTTTTGCAATTTACTTGCACACGCAATAAAATGGTGCTACACTGATATCAGTTAGGAGGTGCATATATATGAAGGAAGTGCAGCGAAGTGCCACCACGGCGGAGCGCCTGCGTGAAGCTATGGTAGCATCTGGCAAGAAGCAGTTGGACTTGGCGAAGGCCACAGAGCTCAGCCACAGCACCATCAGCCGGTACCTGTCCGGGCGGATGGAGCCGAAGCAGAAAGCTGTCAGCCGCATGGCCATCGCTTTGGGCGTGTCCGAGATGTGGCTCTGGGGCTATGATGTCCCGAGGTCTCGCACGGTAGAACAAAAAAAGAACGATGACCTGGTGAAGGTCATCGCCCAATTAAGGAAAGATCCTGATTTCTTTGAGGTTGTCTCTTTATTGGCGGACTTACCGGCCGAGCAGTATGTCAGCGTAAAAACGCTCTTAACAGCTCTCAGCCAGAAGTAGTTTGTAAACGAGGTCCAGCGTGTCCTCGTTGTCACAATCTTGGAGCATTTCTTCGATTAGGTTTCGGAGTGTTTCTACCATGGGGATCACCTCATAAAAAATAGTTACCGGGGCCTTAGAACAAATGTTCTGAAAACATTTTAACTTGAGAACTGTCCGAAAAACAAGCCACAAAAATTTCCTGTTATATAATACCCCGAAGGGTGTGGCGCTTTTTGTCGAAAAACGCCGCGCCACAGAAAAAAGAAGGAGACGATGACAATGACATTTGACCACAGCCCAGAACTAAAAACAGCATGGGTGGAAGGATGGATTATTTATTTAAGAAAATCCCGGCAGGACAATCCGGACGAAACGGTGGAGGAAGTGCTGGAGAAGCATGAGACCATGCTGCAGGAATACGCAGAGCGCGAGCTTGGCGGCCGCATCCCCGAGAAGGATGTCTACAGGGAAGTCGTGTCCGGAGAGTCCATCGAGGAGCGCGAGGAGATCAAGAAGGTGCTGGCCCGCTTGGAGGATCCTGCCGTCCGCGGCGTGATCGTCAAGGACTGCAGCCGCTTGTCCCGTGGTGATCTGTCCGACTGCGCCAAAATTATAGACAGCTTCCGCTTCACTCACTCTCTTGTCGTCACGCCTATGATGACTTTCGACCTGGAGAATAAAAGGGAGCGCAAGTATTTCCAGGACGAGCTGCTCCGCGGCCAGGACTATTTGGACTACGTGAAGGAGACGCTGTGGCTGGGCAGAATAGCCGCCGCAAAAAGAGGCTGCTATGTTTCCGCCCATCCTCCGTATGGATATGACCGCGTAAAGATAGGCAGAGACTGGACGCTCACACCAAATGAAAACGCGGACGCGGTGCGCATGGCTTTTGACTGGTATGTCAACGAGGGCCTATCCCCCAGAGCCATCGCCATCCGTTTGAACGGTCTGGGATATGTACCTGCAAAAGGGCAAGAGTGGAGCCGCTCGACTATACACAGTACGCTGAAAAATATCCACTATATCGGCAAAATTAAGTATAATGAATTTAAGGAGACCTGGGTGCTGGAGAACGGCGT